TAGCAGAGAAGTCATTTAAGAATGGTGACCCCGGACACTACGAGGCTCCTGTTGATCTACCCTACTTTACTGACGATAAACAGAACACGTTACGTATTGATCTAGGTAACACACCAGTCAGAGAGATTACTATCGAGAACGTCAGTGTAGGTACTGCGTTCACTGGTTCTGCTCTTCCCTCTGGAGAACAGAACGTAGTGCAGATTAGCGGAAACCCAACTACTTCTAGCCCTTCATTTTCAGGAACTCGACTTGAGATAGGGACCTTAATCTTTGAGAAGAGTAGGTGCAAAAAACTAACGCTAACAGATATCAAAACACACACTTTGATAGTCACAGGCAATGCCTCCGATGGACAGTCAATTGCTCCCTCTCCCGGCACAAGCAGGATGAGAGCGATTGGAGGCGGTCACCATCAGGCCAGTGAGATGATCACATCAGGCGGAACCTATGACCGCTTATGGATTCAATCAAATGTCTCTGGAGTCAATGGAAAGATAGGCACTCTGCGTCTTTCTAATTTGCTCACTAAGGGGGGCGAATGTGTGCTTTCACGCATTACGGCCTCAACTGTACGGATCGAGTTAAATGAAATTGGAATGGGTAATGGATTCGCCACAAAAGAATTTGTTATTGCGACCAATGTAGAGGCAGCGAATATGATTATCTCAGATAATGTCGAGGTAACGATAGCGGAGCCAGCTACACAGTAGGTGTACACCAAGGGAGGCACTCATGATTAAGGCAATTAAGTTTGCACTGCAGTATGCATCACTGATAGATGACATCATCGACTTTATCAATCTCTGCAGGGAGACTGGTAAAGATGGAAAGCTTAGTAGCAAGGAGATGGGCAAGATTATTTCTGGGGCGCATGTTCTCCGTAAGAAGATTCAAGCAATCTAGTTAGGCACAAACTCACCCTTAGGTTCATAACTAGAAGGGGTCTAGAAGCCTCATAGAGAGATTTAAATAGCCCCAGTAGTACCTTTGTACTACTGGGGCTTAGAACGTCACACCTGCTGGAACATCCACTGACTAAAGTTCACAGGACTATCGGGAAATAAAGGACGATTGATAAGACTCAGTTAGTGATCTCTCAATCAAGCCGGGGGAACGAATCTACAAAAAAACCCGGAGTCAGTTTAACCCTAGTGACATTTTATAATTATATATTATGATAACAGTTTTACTCTCTGCCTTTTCTTTAGCTTTCTTCCAATCATATCTCCCGGCAACAGCCATCCCAGTAGACCAACAGCTTTTGTTGTCTCCAGATAAATTACGTGTCCATCATGACAGTTGTAGTGAGAGATGCGTCCAGTTGAATATACTGACTTCGTACTCTTGGATGATATTTTGATTGGTTTCATATTTTTCTTACAGTAGGGACACTGGGGAACATAGATGAGAAGTCTATCGTTCTCACTTGGAGAGTGCTGAACTGGTAACAATACACCTCTATGTATTGTTGCGGTTCCCCTGTAAGGAATCACTGTCACATCACCACGAAATTCTGTCGGTCTTGGAATAACCATCTCGTTCTTATTAAACGAGTAGTCTTCCCACCCACACTGGATACACCTTGGGAACTCAGCCCTTTGGTTTATCATTCCTGTACATTTAGGACATATCATAGTAATTCTATCTCTGTAATAAGGAAGGCTCTTGCCTTACTTCCCTTAGTCCATACCTTTATAACACCACCCATATTCTTATTGGATTCCTCTGATGCCAGTCGGCATTGTTCCGTGGCACCCGATAGCCATGTAGGTACTGATGCCTGTGTGCTCTTCACTTCATATACAGTGTCACTGGTTTCCACATCGGTATGAGGTCTGGACTTATCCAGATTCCTAGTGCCACCTACAGCATTAGCAACTCGTCTTTCGTATTCCTTTCCTCTTCTTCTGTTGTTAGCGTTGCGTGATTTCGTGGTCATTTGTTTTCCTTATTACCTGATCACCACAGTGTTGGCATTTCACTGGAGCATAGCTTTTATCACAGCCCCCCATGTCCTCAAGTGGACAGCCTCGATACTCTGGATATAATCTTCTGAGTTCATCATCTATTACTGCCCACTTGATCATGTTGTTGACCAGTGCGTCAGATAGCTTGGTGTTTGTTTCATCCTGTTTCAGGCGTTTCATACATTCATCCATCCACTCCCTGCCCTTACGCAGTCGAGACAGATAGTGTGTCTCCACTGCATCAGGCAGGTGCTGCATGGCATCAACGATATCTTTCTTGTGTTCCCTGATAAGCAGGTAGAGGTCTTCCCTTAACTTAGACCCCTTCACCATGAGGTTGTCACCCTTGAGTTGGATGTCTATGCCACTCTCCTTGCAGTCAAGTAGCAAGTGTCTTAGGTTGTAGCCTATATCGTTTCCCATTCCGAACCTGTCTCCTCTGTGGTATCTGGTAGTTGAAGAACCCCATCGTTCTCTACTACATGACCACCACCTTTCAACTTTGATACGGCAGAGTCTACGTTCCTTTCTATCCTATCAGGTGGGTCACCCTTCATAGCTTTGATAGTATCCTTGATGTATGCCTTGGACTTGGCTCCATCTTCTTTCAGTATGCGGAAGATGAGATCACGGTAGGACATATCACCAGCAATATCGGTAGCGAACACATCAGTCCTGTTGTATATCGCCATGTCATTACTGAAGTCCACACCATATGCCTGTGGTGGCTGGAAGGGTACGTTGTTTGCCTTGCGACAGACGAGAGAAAACTCCATACCACTGGTAGTACTACCAGTCTTCTTTGCTTCCCAGATAAGACGAGCCTCGTTGTATGTGTACTGTGATCCGAACAGTTGACCCTGCTTATTGGTATGTGACACTACCAGTACGGTAGTGTTCAGTCGTTTGACCGCAGCAAAGAATGGCACCACTGTGTCAGAACTTTCCAGTTCTCCACTCACTGCCCTACCCATACTGTCTATCACAACAAGAGATATGTTGTGCTTGTATATTAAATCCTGTATGTAATCTTCTTCATCTATGAAAGGCTGTCCACACTGGTTGTATAGTATCTGGCTACTGGTGGTAGTTGAATCCACTGTATCGATACCCAGCCCAGCATGAATCATACGAGAGCGGTGGGCTATCTCCTCAGGTTTAGTCTCGTAGTCTAGGTACAGTACATTCCCCGGTTCCACTACCAGCCCATGATTACTACTCATGTATCCCTCTTGTACAAGAGTAGCGATCCATAAACTAAAAAAACTTTTCCCAGTTCCACCGTTTGCATAGATTAATGAAACCTCACCTTCCAAAGCTACATTGTCCACACGCCACCGTACATTCTCTGAAAGGTCTACCTCGTTTAGCTTAACGGCTGGTACCCCTGCACGGTGTGTGTCTATGACAATACCTGTGAAGTCTTCTACGATCTGACCCCAGTTTATTTCTGGAAACCCTACCTCTGCTGTTCTGGTTTTCAAATGCCTGACATAGGTTTGAAACCCAGACATAGATTTGAGTGTGGGATAAGCACGACTTATAGGAAAGCCCTGTAATGTGGTACTCACCTCACATGCATATCGTTTCTTTGGTTCAATGCTACCGACTTCCATCTCTACGCCCTTGGTCTTCCACTTAACCAAATACTTTGATCCCTGTTTCTCTAGCGTTGGTTCCCCTTCCATGTATATCCCCTTTCTAATGGCTTGTCTTGGTGTACACCAAGGTTTCTTGTTGGTCTTGGTTGAGGTTGTTCGTACTCTGGTTCCACATATATAACCTCTGGCTCTCGCTCTATCTGTGGTGGCTCCGGGTCTGGGTAGTAGGTGTTCTCGCAGTAGACTTTACTGACAGAGGAATCCCACTTGCAGGTTTTGTAGAAGATACATGTATTATCTTGGCAACTCATGATACTAAATCTTCAGGATTAATATCCTTAGCATGTTTACCTAGATTGCAATCTTTACATGCGGTGATGAGGTTATCCATTTCACTTGATCCACCCTTGGAAACTGCCTTGATATGATCTACGTGCAATTCAGTTTCCTTGGCTGTCAGTCCACAGTATGCACAACGAAATTTATCCCTGTTAAGAACATCAAATCTTTTACCGGGAGAAACATCCCTCTTGGGTTTAGGTGGTGGTGATTCCCAATTGTTTCCAACGTAGATATTTCTCCCCAAAAATTTTGGATCATAGATCGCTGGATTGGAGTACTGAACCCTACGTAGACGATGATCAATGACTTGGTGGGCAGTAACACGTATTGTCTGTGCATCTATTTCAGCCAATCGTTTCTTGCTCATTTTTGAAGTATGTTTAAATGTCTGGGCTGCCATCTCAGCAGTGATCTGTCGTATGGCAGCATGGGTCACAGCGTCACCTTCTTTGGGTTCTTTGACCACATCCCCTTACCGTTAGGTCCAACTGCTGCAAGCAGGTGCTCAAACTTTCCATACCACCAAGGAACATCTACATACCTGTACTCGCATTCTTCAGTAAAGACCTTGCTACCATCCTCTCCCTTCTCATTATCAAGCCTGACAATCATTGCCTCTACTGAAACCCTACCTATGAGTCCGCTATAGCTGACATAGAGCCAAGTATCGTGATCTCTCCACGGCATATTCCATAAGGCATGAGCATAGGTAGCTACCTGCATATAGTTCTCTTCATATAGATCAGTTGAGGTTTTCCAGTCTACAACTACATAAGTTCCATCTCGTTTTCTAAACAGAGCATCAAGTTGTCCTGCGTATAGTTGTCCATCCGCAGTCTCACCATATATACCCATCTCAGTCCCTATCAACTTCCAGTCCATATGTTTCTTTCTCCACTTGAGCCATGCCCTGACGGCAGGTTCAAGTTGATCGGTAATAAGATGGGTAGCATTTCTATCAGTCAGCAATCGCTCGATGATCTCATGCATCTGTGTTCCCAGATCGGCAGCCTCGTTGCCCTCTCTGTTAGCAGCACCAAGGATATCCTCTACGGTTGCCTCGTCCAGCGTGGTTCCAATGAACTCACGCATCCTTTCCTTAACCTGCCTGTCCTTCCACTTCTCTAACCCGATACTGCGGAGATTATTTTTCGTTGCACTGGTAACAGACTTTCTGTCACTACCATCATATTCATAGTGTCGACCCTGCCAATCGGTTACCTGATACAACGGTGTGGCTGAATCTTTATCCAATGCTATCGGTATCTTTTTCTTTATTGTTTTGTTAGTCATATCTACTCCTACCACTGACTATCTGAAAACTGACCATCATCAGATAAATCCCGAACCCAGTGATTGATTAGGATGTCCTCATATATATTGGTCAGGCGTAGGATTTCTTCTGGACTCTTATCATCCTTGTTCTCTATCTGGTTGAACGCTGTTTGTCTCTGTATGCAGAAGGAACATCTAGACTGAAGACCCAACTCATGTACGCATTCAGCTACCCTAGGTTTAGGAGCAGGGCTATCTTCCGACTCCTCTACCTGTGGTTCCTCGACCTCAGGCTCTGCTACCTCTGCTGGTTGAGCAGACTGGATGGACTTGATGTTATTGCTAGTACCATAGTCATTCGTTACAGGAAGATAGGTAACTTCCCATCTACGGTTGCCACCCTTATCCAGCATGGTAGCCTCGTTCTCTTCCCAAGTCTTGTAGTATCCCTTGTTCCCATTGTCATCGACCATGACAATGTCATAAGGAGACTTTGGGTGTTTGCCCTTACCGTTATACTCCACTACGGTTAATGTTTTTGTAATTACGTCAGCCATTGTTGTTCGCTCCTTCTAAGCTTTGTGTTCCACCCAAGGTGGTGATGTATGTTGAGTTGATCAAGTATCTGTCTAACTCCACGGTGTATCCCATCTTCACCAAGTTATCCTTGGTAAAGAACAGGTCACGCCCTATGCGTTGACCGAACTGTGATCCAGTCGCTCTCCACTGTGTGGTCAGGGTACCCTGATGGACACCCTCGACAGGTATCCCCCACTGGTTACCTGATATCAACCGACAAGCAATGTCAGCGGAGTAGAATCTCCACTTAACTTTATGCTCATCGGTACCCTGTATTACCTGCATATTTTTCTCCTTGCTATCTACCTGTTCACATGGAAAGCCCATGCCTAGGAAGTATAGCTTTTATAGAGGAGAATTTCAAGCAGGATTAAGTCTTGCCAAGACTCTTTTGATAGCACGAGATTGTGCAGTAATCTACATTAGGATGTCGTTTTATTTTCTTTGAATTTCTACGGTTAGCTGCGTCACGCCCGGTAACTACAACTACCTTCTTACAGGTAGGACACTGGAAGTCATAGGCATACAACAGTGGCTGGTGCTCACGGCACACACCACTTGTGTTGTATCTGCTGATCCTCTTAGTACACCCTTCAATCAAGCACGATCTATTGGGTGACTGTCTGAGTAGTTTGATCTGGCTGGCATGGTAGTGAACCAGTTGTCTGGACACATCCAATGCGGTAGCGATCTGGATGTTACTTAACTTGGGATTGAATTCGATTAGCCTAGCTATCTTAGCTTTGATCTCTGGGTTCTTACGTGGCATATAGCCCCCCTCTATACAGCAAGGAGCCACGCAAAGGTGGCTCCCTGTGTCCTAGTATTAATTAAACTAGAAAGTCTATTTTCCCTTTGGTGTACACCAAGCTATACATCTATCCGCAGGAACTTTCGCTGGTAGTGGAACTTCTCGTGGTCATATCTTGGATATGTCTGTGCACTTCTTATGTATCTCCATAGGTCAGCACGGTGAGTAGGGTCATGACCCAGACCCTTCTGAAACATCCAGCGTTTATGTTTCCGAATGTCTTTGGCAGCACGGTTGCGAATCGTGCCACCTTTGACATGCCATATAGATGTCGGCTGGTTGATGTGACCCCAGACAAAGTAGTCACACCCTGCCACGCTACAGAGCCAACGTACATGTCCACTGTTATATGCCCCCCATTTACCGTCAACATCAGCAACAGGATGAGGGATTCCTTTGGACTGTAGGTCTATTGATTTGAACTGTCCCATTATCTTGCTCCTTTCAGGGAGTCTCTGATTCGTACAGCAACAACGACCTTATTACAGACGTTGCAACAGTTCCCCTTGTAGAGAGGTTCAGCATTGTGTGGACGGTAACGGAAAACCTTTCCACAAAAACAACACTGGTATTCTCCATAATCTAGTATGGGTTTCATTATCTTGCTCCTACATGAAAGTTGACATTGAACTAAACGATATTGCTGGGAATCCATCCTCTCCATACTGCAGCTTGAAAGTTCTATGCTCACTACCAGCATCAACTGCAGCCCGAAAGCTTCTTTGTGCTGTTCCATATGCTCTGTTGAGGATAGGCTCATTGGTTTTGTGATGCTCTGTTACTTTAACAATTACCTGCTCTGGCAGGTCAGCATCTTGTATGAATGCGTCAAGTCCAGCAGCTAACCCATCAGCTATTGTCTGCTGCCTGATAAACTTACGAGCCTCTAACTCAGAGGTGAACATCTTGAAACTGTGACCACGCCATCTCTTGATTGTCCCACTGGTGTGAGCACTAGCAATAATATCTTCCCTCACTCTGGGTAAATCAAGGTTTCTTTCAACAGCCTTCACTCCATCCTGCTCCAAGAAGAGAGAACACTGTGTTTCACCATATAATGTGTAGTAGAACACTGCATCAGAGTAATCACCATGAGTATTGTATGCCCACCTGCCTTTAATTGGTGTCTTGCCCCACTTACCAAGTTCAGACCAGATGTGTCCGATCCTCTCAATCACGTAAGGATCAGTAGGTAGGTAGATACCATTCGATGAATCCCTTAACAGCCCTTCCATTTCCTCACGCTCACGCCTATCAGAACGTCTTACGATATACAGTTCCTGCTCACCCTTCAGCACAGCATCAGCAGATATGGTTCTCTCTGCCAGTTTCTCTGGGTCGTGGCCTAGACTAACTTGCTTGTCCGCTCTTCTTCCATTGCTACCATAGTGTCGTATCATTTTATGCTCCTTCATTTATGTGCAAGCTGTATGTAGTACTCCAGCCCATAGTTTGTACCCCAGCCTTGCCACTGGGGTCGGGGGTTACGCCCCTGCCTTCGGTCATTCCGGTTTGGCAGGGGTGGCTCACCTAGTTCTCTAGTTCTTGAATCTTTTCCTCTAGCAGGGCAATGATCTTCTTTCGATTACCCTTCCATCCGAATTCGGATTTAACTATGGTCAAGGCACTGCGTCCTCTACTAATCTTTATACCCTCGCCTTCCAGTTCCATACCTTTCAGTAGAACCTTCAATCTAAACAGCGGTATCTGGTCACCAGTTAATATGTTACCCATTACTCACTCCCTTCTGGTAAGTCTTCAGGATCATAGAGGTCGGTGATACCTCTGTATCTAAAGTTAGCAACAGTCACCAGTGCCTTAGTTCGGGTCATGCCTACGTCTACTAATCTCTGCACTGTTACAACCCTATCGTTACAATCTCCACAGCACTGACCCTTTGCTACAGGGTAGGCATTATGTCCACCATCCCACCCATTGGCATCTGGTTTTATTGGTTCGCTACATATCACGCAGTCCATTACTCTGTCTCCTTCAACACCACTGGTGCATTCGGGCATCCCTCTTTATGGGGGTTGAGGATGTTTTTACCTGATGTCTGGGGAAAGACATAACACCAGCAAACTTGAGTTACATTGCCTCTAATGGGGGGTTGACTGAAGTCTGGCAGTTCCTCTTCTGGTTCACCTGATGTGAGAACTACATCAACTCCGGTAGACTTGGTCGGGCTGGGTGTATTCCTTTCTGATAGCTGGTGTCTGAGGATAGCGTTCTGCTGTCTGGTGTCAGCTATCTCCTCTGCTACCTCAAACTGTACCTCGATCTGCCTACGCAGCCGATTAAGCTGCGTGTCCAGATCGTTGGCTATCTTCATCAGGTTCCGCAGGTGAGGCGGTGCCTTCCGAATTGTCTTGCTCTGATACTTTGCCATGTTTATCTCACCCCCTTAATAAAGCTGAGACAGTTCTTATCAGAGCAATGCTTATGCCCCCCTCTGATAAGACAGTTGTCTACCCGACAGTCCGTGAAGGACTTTGATGCCGGGTGGTTGTTGCACCTAACTATTCTTCTTGCCATTTCCAATCTCCTCTATCTAGTTTCGGTGGGTTACTGACCCACTCTCATTCAGTCTGGATAAGTTGTCCAGAGACTAGTAACCCCCTGCCAAATGACAGGGGGTTATATGTACCTATGGTAGCTTGACCCGACCATAGGATTTTCTAATGTAGGTTGCTGATGGAATCATCCTCTCAGCACTACCCAGCATCTGTTCTGAGTGACCACCGTAGTGTTGGGGAAATTCAGTGCAATGGTTACGTACAACTTGCTTCAATGGATTTGCTTGGATATAGGTACCATCACCACACTGTTCAGCTTGCCACTGTCTGTCCCAGAGGAGCCCACATTCAGAGCAGTACCAGAGGGGACTGTCTTCCAGTTCTTTCTCTACGTACCAGACATCAGTAGTACTAGCGTGTACTTCCATCATGGCTGTAGCTATTTTGCGGTCTGTCTTAATCGCTGTCATCAATTATTCACCTTCCTTCCTGTACTTTTCTGATTGCGTGTCTCAAGTTAAGCACATGACTTTTGGCCCCATATTTATCGTCCTCATACTGTGCAAATCCATCGTAGAGTGAGAGGTAATCCTTCAGGGACGTTCCTGTACAACATCTCTTTGATGCTGTTTCCATCCATTTAACCAGAGCTTCACACTCTTGTTGATTCAGTGTTATTCCATCCATCATTTCACCTTTTCCTTTACTAATCCCCCCTGCCAAATGACAGGGGGGTTGGTGTACACCTATGCTAATCCCAGTTCCTCAGCAGTCTTCATGTTGGTGTCACAAGACGCACAGTCGAGGGCAACTTCACCACGCTCCCACCTACCAGTGGGAACCATGACCTTGAGGTCACAGGCTGGGCATATGAGGTTGACCCTCTTAGCCTTGGGTGGTGCCTTGGCTGCTACCTTGCCCATATCGATGGCGGTTATGTCTAACTTCTTCACCATCTTCTTGCCTTCTTTGCCGATGTTGGTAGTTAGCTTGGCATAGTTATCAAGTTCAACAAGTTCCAGCCATCCAAGCTGGTCAACAAGAGCCTCAAAGCTGTAGTCCTTATTGGCTGTGTATCTCCTGTGACCGCCAGCCTTGTTGCAGTCACGCTCTTTCTCATCGGCAGCAATGAGATATGACCAGAGATGAAGAGTCTCATGGAAGATGATGTTGCCTACCTCATCGGCTGTCTTGCCATGCAGGTTCCAGATGTTGATGAGTATCTCAGAGCCTTTCATGTCTCCGATGAGTGTCTCACCGTACTTGGTGCCATGACCACAGAAGTGACCGCCAGTGTCACCATCTCTCTCAGAACGACCAGTCTTGCTGGCTGCCTCTCCGATTCGGACGGCACATCTGAAGTCACCAAGGTTCTTGATCGCTGTCTCAGGATCTTTTGAATTCTTAGCCATCTGTTGAAGGGTAGCTACGGCAGCTTTCTCAAGCATGGTTTCATACTTGGCGTAGCTAGTGACCGTTGCCTTTAGTTTCCCATCGAGGCTGGGTGCCTCAAGCACCGGGTTCTTGAGAAACAATGGTTCTGGTGTGGCTGGTTCGGGCGGTGCCTCTGGTGCCACTGGCTCTGCCACTGGTGTTGGGGTTGTTCCTCTGGTTTCGTCACACCCATCCTTGAGGCAGACATTGCCACCTCTCCAACTGTGCCTGTGGGCTGACTCGTTCTTTGTTCCCTTTGTCATTGCTGACTCCTTTACTCCCCCTTTAGGGGGACTTGTTTAACCTGTCCATATGGACAAGCTACGCCTGATTTTATACTAGCCCTAAAGGGCTGTCAAATAACAGCCCCTTAGGTGCACACCAAGGTTTAATATCCAAAGAAATTTGCTATCTGTCCTGACATATATGTTTCATGGTCACCATAGTCATTAAAGAATTGTGTGATATGACAGTCTTCTAGGTGATTCATTACTTGATAGCCATATACACTTTTATCTATTGCCACACAGGTAGGTCTTGGGTATACCCATTGAAACTTCCCCGATACTCGCCTCCAACTTCTTTCGGGGAAGTTATAATCACAACCATGAGATGTGAGGATGGTATCTACCAACTTCCTTGGTAGTTCTATGTCTGGAAAATGGAGTGTCATATCTACAAGATCGTTGCCTGTTTCTCTATTTAAATAACTCATTTTTAAATCCTTTTTAAATCCTCTTGAATTAATGTTTCAGGTACACCCCCCCCTTTAGGGGGGTTACCCTGAAACATATATTTATTTAACCCACTAATCTTCATAGGCAATCTCCTTTTTCTGGCTGCCTAATAGCCTAGCCAAATGTATAGTTCTTTCCTGTCGTATCTGTCCTCAATTCCCATCTGCTTGCGGAAGGTTGAGGCTGGGTATTTGGGAGAACATATACACTCCGTGTATTCTTCCTCGTCACCGTCCTCTACTATCGGCTTGCAGCAGTAGCTGCAGGTATCCAGCCCCCAGCCATGATCCTCAAGGATATCTAATGCCTGTTCAAAACTAACTGTCATGTTCATTTCCTTTTGCCCTTTAGGGCAGCTTGTATGTTCGACCCTTTGGTGTACACCTATTCTCTTGTTCTTATTCTCCTTCGACAATCACCACACTTTTTGCCTGTAAATTTGTGCCTGAGCACAGCCCACATTTGGCACAGGTTATCTTGTCTTTATCGCTGGGGCATTTCACCTCATTTCGATCAAAGTTTTCATAGCTGTTAGATAGCCTGTAATAACGTGCATTTGGATAGTACATTCGTAGCTGGTCAACTGTGTTGATATGATCAAGACTAGCCATCGAATATTCAAGGTGCCGGGCATCGAAAAATTCCTCTTTCCACTGGTGAGTATAGCTAGTGTATTTCGTGCCTGAAATTTGGATAATCGTGTCTATTATTTCGAATGGGATCATAGCTGGATCACCATACGATCCAAACCTAATCCCTAGCTGGCGGTGATTAAGGATCACGCCAACCTCTTCAGGCGTCATTTGTATGTATCTGCTAGCCATCACAGCCCTGAATTTGGCTGCCTCAGGCATACCTACATTTACGTAGCAAATACGTTTACCATTTTCATCTGGTCTCAGGGGGCAATTGCCACATATAGCTTTGTCGGCCCCTGATTTGTACCCCTCAACTGGATGCATATCAGCCAATAGGATCGACACTTGTGCCATTGGTCCAGTTTTTATGTTGGCTGATGGTTTCTTCATGCCTGTGACAACAGCCATGATATTGGCACCATCGAAAGGTGATTTCCCTTCCCAGATTATGGCTGATGTTGCCATCTGTTTTTCTCTGTTCAACTCTTCAAATTTCATTCGTAAATTTCCTTTACTTGTTAATCTCGTTTCCTAAGCCTCTACTCCTATGACGACCCCTTTAGGGGTCGGTTGCCCTTTTGGTTTTGTTCCTTAAGGAACAGGGGGCGAACTAGGCACAGTTTATATAGCCATAGGCATGATGTCAAAGTATAGGCACGATAGTCATAGCTTATGGTATTTAAGACAGCCCAAAAAGGAATAGCATCAAGAGCAGTCCAGTCCCGGAGGGACTGAGGGTCAGGTCAGAGCATCGAACTTCAGTCCCGGAGGGACTGGGGGCGATTTTGCCACTGGGTCGAAGCTGGAGGGGGTATGGCTTGAGACTTCTTTAATTTCTAAGCTTATACCCATGACAGAATTTTGCATGTAAAAGGGGGTTTGTGCCTATGTTTCACCGAAACAACAGGAAATTTCAACGAAACAAGTAGTTATGTTTCAAGGAAATTGCAGCATATTTCAAGGAAACAATAAGTCTTTATTATAATAATGTTTCATATATATAACCCCCCTTAAGGGGGTATATATGAAACATATAATTAATGTATAGTATATTTTCACATTAGGAGGCATAGATGGCAGGATCATATTTACATACTAATCCCCCTGACAGCGATCCACCCGGTAGACGCTGGAACCTTACAGATTTTCTTGGAAAAGTAAGACCACAGATATTCCTTAGTATTATTTTGCTGGGACTTATTGCTATCATAGGAATGATTCAAGGACTTAATGAAGTGACTGTCGGTTGCGTGGCAGGAATAATCGCACTATCCAAGGATGTACTGCAGTCAGACTCATAGGAGCATAGATGCCTCACGTACCATGGCACAGAGATTCAGGTCTGCTTGGTATAGATACACCTATCCCGGCAGATTCTTATAAATCGGGCTTTGGTATGCCTACCACCTCTGTCAGGGACACGGTGGCAGGTGCGGTAGAAGGATACAAGGGTCCGACTGACTATGACTTACCCCCTGAAACTCTTGGGATACTGTTGGACATACTTGGGTTTGGGGTGGGTACGGCTTACAACTGGAACAACATGGGTCCAGTGGAGCGATCACTATCTGTACTCTTTGACGCAATAGACATTGGCACTCTTGGTGGTGGAAAGCTTGCAACTGTTCCACTCAAGGCAGCATTAAAGCTAGGTTCTAGAATTCCTAATCCTAGGTCTGTGACGCCAGAGACAGAATTTTTAAGGATAGGACAGCCAAATTTTGCTGATATTGACTTTGCAGGAATGGGTCGAGGCGAAGTACCGTGGCTTGACCCTGACTATACTAGGGGATTTAGAAGTGAATATCCTGATATAAACCAGCGGTTCCCATTAGGTGGCGTTCCAGAAGGAGAGGATATTCTGGACATACTCAGGTATGGATCATCATGGCAACATAATCCTCAGGGAAGAACAATCAACTGGGATGACTGGTTTGAAAATATGGAAGCAGGTTTTCAGCCTAGGAATCTTACATTACAACCATCACACGCAGGATTAAACATAAAAGACCCTACTGATCTCAGTTTGGATATGCCATTTAGAACTGCTGGTGAAGTACCAAATCAATGGGGTATCTATACCGAACCCGGTATGTCAGCTTATATAGCTAAGATGATTCAATCAGGAGATAAAGAAGGGCTTGCAGCAATACAAGCAAAGCTTGATGAATTAAAAGATTATTATGATGAAATGATATCTATCGTAGATAAAGATGGCACTGTAGTTCACACAATGTCACGTAAAGATTTTCTAATTCAGCAAGATATGTACAATCCACCTATTAAGAGAATAGGACCACCACCCCCACTTTATGGTGAAGACCCAGTTACTGGTCTGCCAGAAATGATGTTTGATGCTGATGGGGAGATGCTCTTTGACACTAGTGTACCCGGTGGCTATATGGATGATGATATATGGGACATACATGAATTAGTAGACGAATACCAATCGATAAATCCAGTAGATGCACTTCCTTATGAGCTTCCTGTATTTCTTAAAAATTATCAGCCGAACTATCCTTTTCCATGGGATTTTTCTGATCCTGATATGTTAAAGAATCTAGTGGGAGAGAATTTTCAACATATGATCCAAAAATCGCCTTCTATGGGATGGCTGCCACGTTCTCCTGAACAGTTTGTAGGAGATTTGCGTCTGATAGATGAGAGTGGCACTGATATACAAGGAGTACTAGACCCAAAGGCTGCATGGAATATACCAAGCGAAGTACCTGAACATACTGATTTTTTTAAGGCATGGTATAAAACTATTGGAAACGAATTCATTGATTATGCTTTGAGGATGGGAGAGATATCTGATACACATGCGGATACATTAAGAAAAAATCCTGAAGCTCTCCAATATCTATTAAGAGGGGCTAACTATCCTCTATTCCAAGAACATACTATGCTTGGATCGACTATACCGGGACATCCTGAATATATAAAATCTCTACAAGGAGGACCTATTCAACAGCCAAGACTTCAAAAACCATTCTATGGTAAAGGCGAACCACTTCCTGTATTAGGATCAGATGAAGAACTATTAATAAGAGCAGGAGAAAATCCGTTTTCAATGCTTTCTGTAGCTAATCCTGCGAATATATTCCAGCTTAATCCTGAGATGTCTCGATTAATATTTTCTGATACCGATGTATATGGAAGGAAAATTCTTCCTTGGCACCAGACTTATAATCAAAACCTTATGGGCGATTACAGTGGGAATATAGCTGATCAACTACCACTTGGAATTGGATTGACTCATACAGCACCAATAACTAGGGCAATAAAAATGTCTGATCAACCTGACTGGATGACTGCCTTTGAAGAACAAGAGGCAACACAGGCAGCAGCCGAGAATCAGGCATTAATTAATGAGTATAACGCTATGATAAAAAGAGATGCATTGAACCAGTTTACTGGTGGCTTTGCAGACTTCAGGGGAATTAATGCCAGCTAGGAGAACTTATGGCTCGTAAAACAAAAGATGAAACCGTGGCAGTACAGGAAGCATTTCTTGCTGTATACGGAGAGTGCGGAACAATACGGACAGCATGTAAGGCAGCCAATGTTTCAAGAGCCACGGTATACAGGTGGATTGATACCAATGCCCATGGGTTCAAGGAGAAACATTCTGCTACATACGAAATTTTTAAAGACTATCTTCAGGACTTGGCACTGGAAAGGATTAAGGGACAGGGACCAAAAGATAACCCCATGCTCCTGATGTCCTACCTTAACGCCCATATTCCCGAACTATTCAAACGTAATGCCACTGGTACGGATTCCGTAGCCAAGGACATCATGGCTGAACTCAAGAGATGGCGTAAGGATGCAGATAAAGATTACAAAGAGACTAGAGATGCAGAAGAGGTTGATGCTCGTAAGAATGCTATAGATCAGGTAGAGAAGATACTCTCAAGAAAGAGGGACTCTGATGACAACATCCAGCAGTCTTGATATAACAGAGTACCTATTTTCTAAGCTGGACTTTGAGCCAACTGAAAAGCAAGCACCTATCCTTGACTGTAAGAAAAGATTCATTCTGGTCGCTGGTGGTGAGCAAGCTGGCAAGTCACTGGTGGCATCCAAGTTCCTTGTTACAAGGTTTCTGGAGAATGATGAACCCGGTCTTTACTGGCTTGTTGCTGCTGACTACGAGCGTACTAGGGCAGAGTTTGAATACCTTACTCAAGATTTTGCTGCACTTGGCATACTTTCTGAGGTGACCAAAAGGGTAGACCCCGGAAGAATTATCCTTGCTGATGGTACTCGCATAGAGACAAAGTCTGCCAAAGACCCACGAACACTTGCCATGAGAGCACCCAATGGAATTATAGGGTGTGAGGCAAGCCAGCTAGACCTTGAAAGCTTTCACAGGATGAGGGGTAGGTGTGCACCAAAGCGAGGATGGATGTTCCTTGGTGGAACATTTGAAGGATCACTTGGATGGTACCCACAGCTATTTCAGCAGTGGCAACAGGGACATGATGAAGAGCAATCATTCTCTCTTCCCAGTTACTCTAATAAGTATCTCTATCCCGGTGGTAAGGATGACCCTGAGATACTGAGACTCAAGGCCGTAGCGTCCGATGACTTCTTCATGGAGCGTATTGAAGGTATACCGACACCGCCACAGGGTCTGGTATTCGGAGAGTTTAGACCAGACATACATATAAGTGATGATGCTAAATGGTCAGCAGGTGATCCTGTATACCTGTGGATAGACCCCGGTTATGCTGGTGGTTATGCAGTGGAAGTAGTACAGGAGATCAATGGACAGATATGCGTGATAGACGAGATATACGAACAGGGTCTTATAACCACAGAGATAATAGACATAGCACAGTCACGCCCATGGTGGAAAGATGTCCAAGGTGGGGCAATCGACATAGCTGGATACCAGCATCAGGCTATGTCTGCGCCAGCAGAGATATGGCTGGAACAGACCAGTATCTATCTTGCTGCTCAGAGAGTTCTGATCAATGAAGGAACTGAAAGACTAAAGTCTTTCTTAAAGCCTGATCCTGTATCAGGAGTACCAAAGATGATATTTAATCCCAGTTGCCGTGGGATTCTCTCAGAGTTTGGATCAGAGCCAAATCCATTCGATGGACAGACCAGAGCCTATCGCTGGAAAACAGATCGTGATGGTAATATAGTGGGCGAATCTCCAGAAGATAAAAATAACCATGGTGTTAAGGCAATCATCTATGGTCTTGTAGACAGATTCGGATATGGACATTTACGGAATAATTCATTTATAAAAGTTAAGAGGTGGTAGATGGCTCGTAGAAAAGTCGAAGACATCATCAACCTTGTTGACGATCATGCTGATGTAACAGAACCACTGCGTACCAGAATGGATGCAGATCATGATCTATACCGACTTGCTCCTTACGATGCAGGTGATGGCTACCAGTCATATACATCTAATGAACCACAGACATATGCTGACAAGATAATCTCTTGGTTATCTGATGCTGAACTGGTGGTTCGTATACCACAGAGTGGTAATCCACGTAACTCAAGAGAACTGAATAACCAGAAAGAAAGATTCATTATTGGTGCTCTTAGGGCAGCGAATGAAAGATTAATAGACAAGCTACAACCTACCTTACAAAGTCAGCTAGGTTGGTATGCAGCACTAAGAGGATGGTATGCAGGAAGAGCCTTACTGGTTAAGCATGAGGATGAATCCACTCACGTTGATGTCACGCCATGGGACCCTATGCATACCTACTGGGGTACAGATTCGGAAGGACTTGCTTGGGCTTGCTACAAGGTTAAGAAAACCAGAGGTGAGATAGAGTCACAGTACAGGGTAAAGCTTGGTACTGAACGTATGGATGAAGACGGCATTGATGTCTATGACTTCTATGACCGTGAAGATAACTATGTAGCTATACCTCATAGGTTTATCAAGAGAAGAACAAAGCACGGTAGTGTATGTGTTCCTATATTCCTTGGTCCTGTTGGTGCTAACCCACTGGTTCAATCTATGGAATGGTCTTCAATTGAAGATACTGTTGAAGACTATGGAGAATCCATATTTAAATCTACCAGAGCATTATATGAAAAGCATAACTTCATGATGAGTGTCATGCTTGAAATGACTGCACGGTCACGTAAGCAGGGTATCAAGATAACTTCCAGAGATGGACAGAAGACACTGGAAGAAGACCCATATCAGGAAGGTACTGAGATATCGCTGGCACAGGGTGAGGATATTGAACCCTTAGGATTACTGGAAGTTGCCAGAGAGACAGGTGCCTACATGGGCATGGTATCTGGTGAAGTTCAAAGAGGATCAATACCTCATTCAATATATGGAGAACTTCAGTTTCAGTTATCTGGATTTGCTATTAACACGTTGAGGCAGGGAGTAGAGACTGTACTGTCTCCAAGAGTCATAGCACTTGAGAATGCTTACCACCAGATATGTAAGCTGTTATGTGAGCAGTACGCAACAGGTGCTTTCTCATCCATGGAACTATCTGGTCGTGATAATTACAGGATGTATTTCTCAGAAGAGGTTACTCCTACAGTGGTTAAGGATGGTGGAGATATTGAAGTCTCACTTGTACCACGACTACCACAGGATGATATGACCAAGTATTCGATGGCTCAGATAGCCAGAGAGGGTCCAACACCATTAATGTCTGATATGTGGATCAGGGATAACGTCCTTGGAATACAGGATGCTGACCAGATGGAAGATAGTATCAAGGAACAGATAGCAGAACGTACATTGCCAGAGGCTGGTATATGGACACTTTATCAGGCTGCAAAGCGTCAGGGCAGAGATGATCTGGCAGAAATGTATGCTGGTGAACTAACTGCCATGCTATTGAGTAAAGCTAAGATGTTAGCGGATAATCTAGGTGGTGGGACACCGCCTACACCATCCGTAGGTGCAATGCCTCCCAATATGCCTCAGGGTGTTCCACCGCAAGCTTTACCACCGATGCCACCACCAGCGGTTATGCCACCAGCTATGGCTGGTGTCCCACCGCCTGTACCTACACCACAGGCAGGACCAGTAGTGCCAGCAGGGCAACCAAGACCCGGAGCAATGAATGATGCGGAAAGGTTACGGCAGATGGGACTTATAGGACCGGGGGGAATATAAATGGCTTACGAGATACATGAAATGTTTGGCATGTTGCCAGACCTTGTTTCCCAAGGATATTCGAGTCCTGACGACATATTAGCTATTGCTGAGACTGGACAACCTGATAAGAATGATCCATATCAGGATTTTGCAGAGAAGAATGCAGTAGACATGCTTGCACAAGATTCGGCAGGTAATGTCTATGAAGATATGTTGAATCTTACTGGAGATACAAATATAGCTGCCCTCATGGCAACAGAGGCTGCTAATGCTGGAGTAGTTCAATCTGTACTTGGTGACATACCTTTGCCAACATGGGAAGAAACCGCACTACAACAGGCAGTAGATCAGATTATGGCATTGGGTCCAGCAGTGAGAGATGAGGCAATTGACAACTTTAGTGACAGCTTTGGTCTTGATGAATCCACAGTCACTGAAGAAGTAAATAGTAAACTCAAAGAGATAGAAAAAAATACACGCCCATGGTGGATGACACCTGAAGATGATGATGATGAAATTACAGCACCTCTTGCAACCCCCACTCCTATAGATAAAAGCCCACCTTTAACAGGAATACATCCTGATCTTGTGTGGACTGATGATATGGCTATCGAATCATTAGGTGCTCCATTTGATATGATTGGTTATTCCCCAGATGATCGATTCAAGGAAAACCAAAGAAAACGGCAAGAAGGAATTATAGTCGAGGATGAAGGTTTTTTTATTGACCGCACTGGTCTTCAACCAGCACAGCCTATTGATATAAATAGACAGGTAGAAGACTTAGTTCCTACCAATCCTATTACAGATATGGTTCAGAATTTATTAATGAGTAATACCGCAGCACCATTTCTGGAACAGGCTATTGCCAATCGTGATGCCAGAGCCAAGCAGGATGCTGCTGCATCAGCATTACCAGAGAACCAATCCGCTGTTAATGTAGAGGAAATTGGTAAGTTAGTTGCAGAAATTGAAGACCTTGAGGCTGCTACAGAAGTGACAACTCCTCAGATTGGTGCACAGCCTGTACAACCAACAGTACCAGTCAGTGGTATTACAGAAATAGCAGTTGGAAGTCCGGGTTGGAATGAATTAGAAAATCAGATCATGAATCAAAATCGTGGTCCTAATACATTCCAATATATTCTTGATGAACAGATAGGTGGAATACCACAACATATTGTGGTTGATCCTAGAAATATGGAGGTTCCTAAATTATATTCTTATTACGCTGGTGCAGATGGAATAAACAGAATCTTTTCTCTTGGAACTATGGAGATGCAAGCTTCTTCAGGACCATATACTAACTTTAATTCAAGTATCTTGGGACGAATATTCCATAGCTATGATTTTGGACAGACAAGAGTTTTTGAACCGGGTGAGTTTCCTCAAACACCTGTAGCATCCTCGATACCTTCTCTCCCACAGATAGATACTATAGCCACACTTGATACTCACGAGGAAATGTGGGATGCACTACGTGCTTCTGAAATGGGAGATGACATATATAACCCTACACTGTGGGGAGCAAGAAGACAGGGATTTAATCCTGCACAGGGAAGATACCTTCTATCAGGTGGACTAGGAGATACTGGTCAGTCAACATCATTTGCAGAATGGCTACCAACTCTATACTCAAGAGATAAAGGTAATTTATGGGAAGATGCAGTTCTTGCATCTAACCTAATGTCAGGAGAGGCTGAATGGGCTGATGTTCCAGAAGGTAAGCGTGACTTGATGCAACTTCTCCAAGGTCAGATGCAGGGACCGGGAGCAAGAGGAGCAATGACAAGTATGGCTTCCACTGGTCTTGGTGCAGGTGATGGATATATATCCTCTGCACTCAGAAATAGAATTACAGATATGTATGACTTATATAGCAGTCAGGTGGCTGCAACAGGTCAACCTGTTGGTGGATTCCTTGGGTACCTTAATCAAACAATGATGGCTCCATAATGGCAGAATTTAACATAGACGAACTAGCAACAGTAATGGGTGGTGGTGAAGGAACATGGCAGTCAAGTCATGGAAAGGTAACGTCTTTATTTGCAGCAGGTCTGATAGACGAAGAAACATTACGTGATTCACTTGGAACTATATTCAATACAACTAACTGGGGAGAGCTAACTGATCTAGTCAAGTCCACTAAGAACAGGGCAGTAAAAATGTCTGGTGGTACTTGGCAAGCTGGGTATCAAGAGAAAGGTCCTGATTTATTCCCAACAGCAGGTAAACGTGTACCTGCTGAATGGATTATGGGTGATCTTGGTGAGGGATATGGTGGAACACAGAATGTTGTAATACCAGAAGAACCTATAATCGATCCTATTACAGGCGAATTAAAACCATCATATGAACAATTAGCTGGACTAGGTGGTACTAGTTGGTCATATCCAAAAATTCATGGATCAATAGTAGATCGTCCATCTGGAGTAGGAACATCACAGCAGTATGGATACGCAATGCCTAATGAGTTATTGGGCTTTGGTGGTGGTCTTCTTCATATACCTGAAGGTAGAACATTTGAAGAGGTATATGCAGGACATCTAGCTGGACTACAGTCTAACTATCAAGCAAACTTGGATGCAGTAGCTGCAGCAGCAAATGCTCCTCCTGATCCTGTAGTTAATCCTAGTACTCCAGTTCCATACACAGGACCAGTAAATGCATTAGGAGAACCATTGCTTGATCCAAGAACTGGAGATTGGACAACAGGTGGAGTAGCTAGTGATCCTTCATGGATGTGGGATGAATGGAATGCTACCTATGGAACAAACTATTCTAATTGGGATGATTGGTTTGGTGCAAAATCTGCAAGGGCTATGGAAAGTTTTCCAGATCATAGTTTTCTTTTAACTGATCCAGAAGGTAATTTCTTTGAAGGTAATCCATTCAATGATCCTAATATGCAAATATGGGAATCCACTCATCCATGGCAGAACTATACTGGCGGTAATAACGTAGCTGTACCTTTTGATGGCAGTGCAGGATTTAATGCAGGTAGTATGGGAAACATGGCTTTAAATCCATGGACTTTTGATTGGGGAAGTGTGCCGAATTTAGATGGAACAGTACAACCATTTACTTGGAGTCCTGTGCCGGGTACTGTAGGCAGTAATACAGTACCAATGAACTTTGATCCTAATGCTAGTATATTTGCAAGAACATTTAATGATACTATTCCACAAGGAATATTTGATCCTAATACATCAGTATTTTTTAGAACTTAAGTAGGGTATTAATATGGCTAATGGTTTTCTAAATACTTCAGGATTCATGAATCCTAATTTTAATTTTGGGGGAGTAGGTGGAGGTGCATCTGCACCTGATATATGGAGAAGTATGCCTACACCACTTTCTCCAACTGTAGCAGGAACATTTGCAGGATCACCTGAAGCGTACTATCAAGCAGCCAGAACTGCACAGATGGGTCCATATGCCAGTATTGCCCAGTTTAGAAATCAGGCTGGAGCAGGGTTTGCACCTGCGTTTGGACAGTATATGTTGCAGCAACCCTTGACCGGGATGACTGGTGAGGTAGCACCATTTAGTCAATTTCAGTCTACAAGACCAGTATCACCTGCAGACTGGCAGTCTGCTGTTTATGCATCAGGTGCCATAGGTAATCCCAATGCACAACTTACTGCCCGACAGTTAGCTACACAGGGATTATTACAAGGTGATAATGCAAGAAGAAATGCACTGGCAATGTCAGCAGCTAGGTTTGGTGGTGGGATAGGAACTCTTGCATCTGCAAGACAATCAGCACTAGGCAATCTATATGATTTGTATACTGCCAGAGGACTGGCAGCAGGTGCTCCCACTGGTGGTTTTCTTTCTTACCTTAACCAGATAACCAATCCAACATCCAGTGCTGTTGGTGGTCCACCACCATCCAGTGTGGGAGAAGGTGGTTATTAATCTATAACAGGCTAGGTGTACACCAATGGCATGGGATGATTTCTTAACAAGTTCATTTAGTGACTATATGTTGGAGAGTTCTCCATCTATGGCTTACTTCAGTTCTACTCCATTTCAGGGTGGGACATCTCCTGCACAACAACAGTACTGGCAGGGACAGTACGGTAATGTATATAACCAGTATGAGGGAGCACTTGGCACATCTTTAAGAACTGGTGGTGAAGCTCCCAGCTTTGTGGATTTTCTAGACCAGATGCCATGGACTGAAAGATATACATCATTAAGTCCATCATTAAGACCCGGTGGAACTTCTCGTAGGTTTAATCCAACTACAAGATTTATGTATAGGTAATGGCAGACCCATCACAAGTTGCAGCTATATGGCAGAGGGCAGTTACTAGGTTTCCACAGCTTGGCATTAAGTGGGGAACAGAAGTACCCACTGACCCTGTGCAATTAGAACAGGCACTGACTGACTATAGAAACTTTATAGATCGTCCTTTTCTTGCAGCCCCTGAAACAGTTCCAGACCCTAACTATTTTACCTCTGAGTTTCTAAAGGAACAGGTGGGTACATTAGGTCGTTTTGGAAAAACAATGGGACGAGGATTTGTTGAGGATTTTACACACGATAACCTTATAGCACAGATGATACGAAGGGGAACTGCAGCAGGAAAAGGTGATGAATTTGTAGACCCACGATTTGAAGAAAGATTTGGAAAGCCTGATAACGCAGATGGTACGTACTCAACAAGACAGATTATTGAACCTGTATTATCAGAGGGTCTTTCTCCATTTGAAGTTCTTGAAGATGTAGGATCACCATTCCTTGGATTTCTTATGTCTCAACCGGGATTCGCAGAGGAAGGAGTTAAAGAACGTGTAGATATCATGAAGGAACGTGCAGGTGAAAAGCCGGGTCAGGGATGGAACCCATTTCCTTCAATATCAGATATTGATATGTACTCTACTGCCTATAGAGAGGCAACAGATGCTGGAGAGATTCCTTGGTATAAACAAGTTCTTTCAGAACTACCAATGGAAATACTTGGTGGAAAGGGAATAGGTTATCTAGCAAACCTAAAAAATATTCGTAAGTTACCACCGGGACTCGCTCCAACAGGAAATATTCCATCTCCTAATATAGTAGATACTCCAGTTGCAGCTATGCCAGAGTCTAGAGTTCCGTATTCTCCTGTACAGATTGAGCCTGATATGCAAAGTGCATTTAGAGGAACTACTGCACCAGAAGGAGTAACTGGACCACTACCAGCACCTATATCTGAAGGGTTCACTCCAATGCAGAGGGCATTGAGTATGGAAGAAACTCCAGAAGGAATACTCCGTGCTATTCCTCAGGATGAGATGAGTCTTATGGGTGAGGGACAGTTACGTCTAGGAGAAACTGTCCCATGGCAACAGCAACCTACTGCTATAGAAGACTTTGTACAAAATCTAACTCCGGGTACACAACTAGACCTTCCTCTTCGTAGTCCTATGCAAGGACAGAGATTGCCAGACATTACTGCAGAGGAATTACTTGCCAGACAGGCTGATGAGGCTAAGTGGGAATGGCAGCCGGGACAACCTATTGGAAGACAGACTACTCCAAGTGGAAAAAGAAGAACTTGGAAGATAGGAGATGTAACCAAGGCTCAACAGAGAGAAGTGCCTCAGATATTTGGTCCTAGGATAGATGTGGGGGTAGAAGTACAGAACCTACTACCAAGCATAGATAAGGTACCACCTAATGTTCAACCACAGATAGATAGGCTTATTGCATACAGTCAACGTGGGGTTGATCTTACTAACCCCGGATATAGAAGATGGACAAACCAATGGTTAGAAGAAGTAGCAGAGTCTATATTTGGAGATCGTAGCCAGAGTAGTGTATCCCAAGTAAGAGACTATGTTAGTTCTCTTCCGGGTCAGCAGGAATTGCCATTTGAAGATTTTGGCAACATGATGATGCAGCTTGATACTGGTGGAAACGTATGGTTAGACTGGCTCGATAACTTCTTCATACATAATGTTGACACTGATACATACACACCCAGACCTAATCGTCCACTTCCTGTTACACAACATAGATGGAAAGGGGTAGAAGAAGAAACAGATATAGCTAACTTCATTGATGAAACAGTTGGATCATATGCTGGAGAACTTGACCTACACGCAACCAGTCCATGGATCAGAAACTTTCCTCTTATAGCAGGAAAGATATTTGATACATCACGACAGATATGGAAAGACTATGCAACACCTGATGAACTAGAATCACTGGTAGGAATTACAGGATATGTTAAACCAAAGAAAGAAGACCCATTGAAAACTCTTTCTCGTCTTTATGAAGGTAATGTCACTGCCCATGACAATATGATGGCTGAAGTTATAAGAAAGGGTAGTGATGAACTAGTTGAAATTGGCTGGTTTGAGAGAAAGAATAATCAGTTATTTGTTAAGCCTGAGTCTATTGGTACATGGGATGTACCGGGACCAGTACGAATACTCTTTAATGCATTACACTCGCCGGGTGACCCAGCTAACTGGCAGGAACTAAAGAGACTTGGACCTGATGCTGTAAGACAATACTGGAACCTTAGGGCTTTAACTAATTGGGAACAATCATTAAGAGGTGAACATAAACAAATTAAGTTAAAAGATTTTGATCTCAATGATATTGACCAGTATTTCTACAGAGGCGTTAAGCCTGAAGGAATGGACTTCAAAGAATTTGCTCAGAATATAAATAAGCTTGGCAGAACTAAATCTATATCAATGCATCGTATTAACCAGAGTTGGTTGGAGATGCAGCAGATTGGATTACGTCCATTGTTCTGGAATCCATATGAACAGGCTATGTATTCATCAAAGCTTGGATATCATGGAAGATTACAGACTAACTTTTTAGAGATACTACTTGATGAATCTCTTAACATGGCTAAATTTATTAATAGAAATGATGATAGATTTAATGCATTAAAAGTAGAAGGATGGGAAGAGGTAACCAATGCTGGTCCAGCACTGAAGACCAGTAAGTTTTATAGTGTTCCTAAACATCTTGCGAATGCATCTGGTATAGATGCTAATAAACATTTTCAGGAACAACAAGGTGTATGGCTATTCCCCAAAAATGTTGCCAATGGATTAAATGATTTATTTGGAAGAACTAGTCCTTGGGAACAGGCTATGCGTGATACCAGATTTACATGGCTTAATCACAACTTTAAGATTGACGATATTATATTTATACCTAAGAGAATTGATCTGTATGCCAGTCTCTTTCAGCATGTGGATATGACAAGCAGGGCTGTTACTTCTGGATTTTCCACTCCAATGACCCACTTGTTTAAGAGTCTTAAGGAACTGGGACATGATGGAAATATACAAGACCCAGATGCATGGATGAAAGTATTTCATCACTGGGATGCTTTATATAAAGGTATGCCATTATACATAGCTCGTATGTGGAAAGCTGTGTTCAGTAAGGACTATAGATTAGAACTTGCTGATCTTAAAAATAATCATGATGATTGGTATAAAGGTGATCCTGTACTGGAAGGTAAGACACCAGAGTCAACATATAACTGGGCAAATTCATTTAGATATGGACTAGCATCACATGACCAAACTGTTTTTGGAACTATAGATGACCAGATAGAAATGTATGACGATGTCATAACTGAGTTAGGGTGGAAGAAAAAAGTTCCTGTACATATGGGTAAATTTGTTAAAAAACTAGAAACAGAGTTTCAGGATGGATTATTTCAAGGTATGTATCCTGCAGGGATAATGCATGATTTTAGATATAATACCCTGCCTTTGGTAAGAAGATTAAATCCTAATCTAAGTCCAGAGGCATCTATGGGAATGGCAGCCAAGATGACCAATAAAGCTTGGTCATCTATTCCTAAGAGTCAGAGTACTATAAAGGGGTGGTTTAGAGGATTTCTAAGAAGAATACTTTTCTCATTAGCTGAACGTGAGGCTTTCCTAAGACAATCTACAGGAATGTTTCGTGGATCAGAAAAAACTTACTGGAGTGTTCGTAATGCATCCACTATGTTATGGATGGCATTAGTAGGAAACCTTATACATTTCGCTACAACAGGAGAGCACTTACCTGTTAAGAGATACATACCATTTATTTACTCTAGATGGTCACCGTTAAGATACCAGTACAATCCACAATTATTTTCTCCTGATATTCCTATATCCACTAGGGCTGGTAATAATGCAACAGCGGATTTAATGAACCAGTTTGATACTGTGTTTAGAGTTTTCGATGCTGGATATGGAATTCCAATTCTAGGTGGAATGATGCAAGGTTTGGGTACTACTCCAAGAGCTATATTAAACCAAATAACTAGTACAAACTTTAGGGGTGAAGACATAGGTATGTGGGGATTTGGTCAAAGAGCTATACAACTTATGTATGACGTACTGGGACCAATAGGTTTAGAACAGATAGGAAATGCCCTGATAGTTAAAAGTATAGGAGACAAGAATGTTCCTGCAATGAGTATAGGCAGCTTTCCTATAATTGCAGAGGGAGCAACTGTTGCTGATCTTATACCTACAGGAGAAAAGAAGTTATCTCTTACAGGTATTGCGATACAGGGCATTACTGGGGTAAACCTCAAGACTGAACCGGGTGATGTATTAAAAAACATGATGGTTACCAATACTCTTGGTCCTAAGATAGAAGGGAAACATCCTATATTTCCAGACATCATATATACAACATGGGACGAGGTGGAGAAAGATAAGCAGTATGGTTTTGAGATGAAGAGGGTCATAGTAAATGACCCTAGGAATGCTCTACTTGTACAGGAAATGGAAACTAGAAGAGAAGAAGGAAGATACTCATGGTATGAAGAAGGAGCAAAGGCTATTGCTGATATAAGAGACTCTAACCAGTTAAAGTATAGAGAGGAAATAGCCCTTATAGACGAACATGCAATGAAAACAACTGTGTTTGATCCAGATCATAAAATACAGTGGGACCCTCATAATTTTAGAAGTTCTCTTTCTGCAATTAACTCACGACATAGCAGTCGTGTTGATGGAATTGAGGCTGTGTATAAGTTTGATCCTATTACCAAGATGGTACTGGACGAAATGGGAGAGATACCTGAAAGGTCAGAAGACCCACTGGGCTGGGCAATAGGAAGATTTTATGAACTCAAAGATGAGCACACCAATGAACTAGGTGAAACAGACTTTGATGCACTCGATGCTGCATGGGAGATAGAGACTAATGGCTGGGATGATGACATTAGAAAAGAGACTGGTGGACTTAAAGAAAGATTTGATATATACATGATGGGTATACCCGGCACACATTCTCATCATCATCCATTTGTTCAGGAATATCTGGATGAGATGAATGAATTAGATGCTGCTGGATACTGGCAGGATGGTCCAAAGAAAATACGTGATATGAATGGTAATCTTGTATATGACACCACGGATGTATTTTTCCAGAAACTATCACTGATGGATCGAGTACATGGAGATGAACTTAACAGGTTAGGAGAAACATCATTCAGTATATGGAATCAGTACCTAGCTGCTAACAGTACAACAAGAAGAATCATGGAAAGCCATTCCAATTATGCTGCTACTAATATCATCAAGCTAATGAAAAAAACCAGAAGTGATCATAGAATAGATGTATTGATGGAGAACCCTATGCTTGATAGGTATACCATCAAATGGTTTGGAAATACTCCTACTTTATGGCAACATAGGGAATACTTTAAACAACTATATGGGCATTATCCATCTAGAATAAGAACATTATCTACTGCTAATTAGGGAGGCACAATGGTAAGTCAAAATCAAGAACCAGAAGGCGTACAGGCACCACTGATAGAAGTGGATACCGGGGGTGAAACGACTACACCTACCCCTGATAATTCATTAATATCAGAAATAGATAGGTTGAATAATGCACCAGATATAGATATATCTGAGGTACCAGCCGAACCAGCAGCACCAGTGGAACCAGCAGCACCAGAGCAACCAGTAGCGGAGCAACCACCAGAAACTCCTGCTGTTCAACCTCAACCAACATCTCCAGAAGATGTTCAAAGATTGCAGCAACAATCTGCTGAGTATGAGCAAGTCAGACAGAGGGCTGCCTTGCAACAACAGGAACAGCAACTCAAACAGAGACTGGTTGATCAGGGTGCATCAGAAGAGAATGCACAGGCTCAAGCTAGACAGTACGTTCAGAGTATGTCAGCACAGCAAGACCTCATGAAAAAGGCTGATCAGTATGGTCAGCATCTACTGGCAGTACAGGCTGCTGCTGAACAATTTGCTGCTAAGTACAATCTTAATGTATCTGACTTAGTCACACTGAGACAGGCAGACACACCAGAAGTCATGGAGAACATGGCAAAGGAAATAGTTGAAAGAAGAACCTTGGAAGATGAACTGCAGAAATTAAGAAAAGCACAGGTTCCAGCACAACAATACGATAACTCTCAGGGAGCACCTGAAGTTGCATCTAGTGACGCGAACTGGGTAGATCGTTATAATGCTGGTGACAGGTCACCAAATGCGGTGGCTGCTGCGAAGAGACTATTGGGTATGTAAGTAGTGCATAGGGGGTAACTTATGGCACAGACAGCAACAACTGGGAATCTTGAAAATGCCCAGAGAATTATCCTTGCAGCAGCAAGGTATACAGAGGAGCATAACGCTCCTGCCATGGCTCTTATTGAGTCATTCGATCTGCCGAAAGGATCAAAACAGGTAACTGTTCCCAAGGTAGGACAGATGTCTATGAGTGATCTGACAGATGGTCAGGACATCGTAGATGAGGAAGATATTGGTATGACCACTGTTGACCTTACGGCATCAGAGGTTGGAGCCAAGGTAATCCTCACAGACAAACTGGTACGACAGGCTGCTGACAATGTGATGAGCATTGTTGGGCGTCAGCTTGGTGACGGTATGGCACGAAAGAAAGATACAGATGTTCATGCTCTGTACTCTGGTCTTAATGGTGGTACCACTCTTGGTGCTGTCGCTAAACCAATGAGCCTTGCTAACGTATCTGGTGCAATAGCCTATACAAAGGCTAATAAGTTTGGGTCGCAGGTATATATCCTGCAACATCCAAATGCAGTATTTGATATAGCTAATACTGCTGTTACCGCATCTTCTACGTACCCGGTACCTGCTGGTTGGTCTGAAGATTTGCTTGGTAACTTCTTCTCTGGTCTGCGACCTCTTAATGGAGTTCCGATCTTTGAAGATGGAAACCTTTCTATAGATAGCAGTGATGATGCAATCGGTGTGATAGCTGACAAGTCAGCACTTGCAGTACTCAAGTCAGTAGATACCAGAACAGAGAGACAAAGAGATGCGTCACTCAGGGCAACAGAACTTGTTATGACTGCTGACTATGGAGTATTTGAACTGGATGACAGTAGAGGAGCACCACTTACTTTTGATTGTACTGCTCCAGTATCGAATGCTTAATCTAGGTTTGGTGTACACCAAATAGGGAGACTAGATGGTTAATCTAAGTGAGAGACAAAGGATGAGACAGGAGTTGGTGGGGCAAGGATTTTCTTGGGAGTATGTCGATGAGTGGCCACCCAAGACAACCTTGTTCCGTCACACTCCGGGTCTGGACATAGAAGGTAATGAGGTTTTTCCTGTAGGTTCTGAGATAAAAGGAGTACCGGGAAACCCTGATTACGTATTAAGGAAGACTAGGCTGGGTATGTTTAATTACCCACCAAGTGACACCTGTGAATGCAGGTGGTGTATTGCACGTAAAGCTAAAGTTGAGATACCAGATGAACCAGCGGAAGAGGTTGCACAGGAATCTGTGCAATGTCAGGAATGTGGTGAACCTGTATATGCTCTGACTAAAGCAGGTGCAATATCTAGGTTGCGTGTTCATACGAAGACGCATCAAAGCTGAGTAGCTGTAACGATTGACCGTGGCTATTCAGAAAATAAATAACGGTTGGTCGCAGGGGGTAAACCCTGTAATAAGTAACCTTTAAGGAGGTTAGATATGTCATTTCCAGATTATGTAACAGGATTAGCCGGGTGGGAAAAAGTAACTACTTCTGATAAGAGACATCCTCTTGGAACCAAGATGGTAATACGAGACAGAGCGTTTAGGTATGTAGAAGCTGCTGCAGTAGAAATTGGTGAAGGTCTTTTAGTTTCTCAGCAAGCTGCTGTAACTACACAGGACGATGACCTTGCTGTAGCCACTACCGCTGCTGCTGGTGCAACTAGTGTCTCTATAACCCTTGGTGGTAGTAACAACCTAGAAAAAAACGAGTATCAAGACGGATACATCTTTAACAACACTGCTGCTGGTACGGCAGCCTTGATGTATAGAGTTGCATCACATGCTTATTCTGCTCACAGCACTGCTGTAACTATTTATCTTGACGAGCCAGATGGACTTGTTAACGCATGGACGGCTGGTACAGATGTTGTAGGTCTTATAGCTAGTCCTTGGAAAGATATTGTTGTGGCTCCAACAACCGTAATAGGTATGACTGTTGGCCTGACTTCTAACACTATCCCAGCGAGTTACTATGGCTGGGTTCAAACAACAGGACCAGCATTAGCAATGATAGACGCTGCTTCTACAACTGCAGTTGGTTCTGCATTGATGGCTGGTACAAACCATGCTGGTCAGATGGAACTATTAACGTATGAAGATGAAGCCTACCAAGCATTGGCTACATTAGGCAGTTTAGCTGCTGTAGATAATGAGTGGGCATTTGTATCACTGACTATAGAATAGTGGTAGCTACTCCAGAAGAAACAGAACTCTGGACTCCACCGGGGGTAATCCACCAAAGGGTTACCACGGTGGGGCATAACTATGAGACTGGTGGTTTTATATATGAGTACCAGTTTCTAGTACATGATGAGGTTACTAACCGCAAGCACCAGTTCAAGGTACTTGTAGATGACAGCACTTCCAAAGCCCACATTGAAGAGATGGTGGGCAATGCTTTTGAAAGCTGGTTAATTGATGTGAGGATGAGACACAGCAAACCAGCACCTACTCCCGAACAGCGTAAAGAGATAGGTAAGATACTGGAACAGATAAGAGTTAACAGGAATAAACGTAGGGGGAGTAGTAACAATAAAATCTATTACAATGGTCTGAAATAGGGAGGCACTATGACACAAGACATTGAGATTCAGATTACAGATGAGGATATTCGTAATGCTTTACAGCAGAAGATAAATCAGGTTACTAACCTAGAACTTAGAGTATCCGCACTGTCTAGAAGAATAGTAGAATTAGAGAGCCAATCGGAGGAGACAGACGATGCCGAAGGGTAAAGGTACTTACGGAAGTCAAGTAGGCAGACCTCCAAAGAAGAAGAAGAAGAAGACGTATAAGCCAAGGAAAAAATGAGGTGATAGCTAATGGCTATAGTACAGGGGCGTACAAGAGCACAGCTACGTCAGTCAATTGGTTATAACCTCAATGCAATACGTACTGGCACTGCTTATGATGCCGGGTCTACAACCACACTAATATCACTGACACTCATTGGTGGTGATGATAACTACAATGGTAAGTGGCTTGTAGTTGCTGACGTTACTAACTCTAACAATACTGAAACCAGAATCATTAGTGACTACACGGCATCTGCTTACAGGCTAACTCTACAACAGGCGTTGTCCTTTGCTACTGCTGCTGGTGATACCTATGAGATATGGGATCAGGAGTATAGACCAGAGGCTATTGAAGAGTTTATTAACCAAGCCATCATGGATGCTACTGGAAACTTCTATGACCCAGTAGAGAACATCTCTCTTCATACAGATGGTAAGACCCAGAGGTTTGATATACCTTCTGGACTGTCCATGATTCAGAATATCTACTATCGTTCAAGTGTAGATTTCACCAGACTCCATTCATGTAATGCAGTGTTTGATGGTGCTGCTGTATCAAACTTTACATCTGCAGTAGATACACAGGATAAAAAACAGGGTACTGGTTCAGTTAAATTTACATTGAATGATGTTGCTGGAGTTGCTGCAGGAGCCATTCTTACAGCAGACATATCTTCTAAAAATATAAGTAAATATGATTACTTGGAATGCTGGATAAAATCTTCTATAGCTACATCTGCAGGTAACTTAAAAATATCACTAGACAACACAGCAGATTGCGTTTCTCCTTTAGAAACTCTTAGTGTTCCTGCTTTAGCAGAAGACACATGGACATTCGTTAGAATGAAACTGTCTACTCCAGAATTGGATACAGCAATTATATCTATAGGGTTAGAACAAGATGCAGATATTGGTAGTGGTGCTGCATATTATGTGTGGCTTGATGATGTAAGTGTGGTTAAGAACGATACTGCACAGTGGGAAAAGATACCACGCAACCTATGGAAGGTAGATAAAGAGGCATCTGATATTATCTTGGATAACTATGCTCATGGTACTGCACGATACAGTCTTCTGAAGATAGTAGGTGGAGACAAACCTGCACTGCTTACAACAGAGACAGCAACGTCTGAAGTAGATGAGCAGTACATAATAGCTAGGGCTACGGCTCTGGCATTCGCAGCCACATCAGGTGGTCCAGCTACTGATCCTGACAACAAGAACAACATGGCAGGATTCTGGATGGGTATGTCCCAACAGGCAAGGAGATCGTTTCCATTACTCACTGATGTACGCATGGTGAACTAATGGCAAGCAAAGTAGTAGAAGAGAATGAGATATTTCTTAACGGTGTTTACTATCCATTAGTAAGGCCAGTACAAAGTTCTCTTGCCTCTATATACCCGGCTAAGATAGTCATAGGAGATACCACCAGAGACAGTAACCTGCGATCTTCTGTGATCGCATGGTCTGACTGGCGTGGTGGAATTGGTGTAGAGAGGATGCAGGGAGCAGCAGACGTTGACCGTGCTTGGTACTCCACATGCAATCTAAGACACAGGCACCATATGGTATTACCTGCATTGTCTACTGCTACTACAAGCCAAGACCCATCTGATGTAGCTATCAATGGAGTCATAACATTTATACAGGACTTGGGAACAGTTCTATATGCAGGTTATGGTAATGATCCCTACTACTATTCTGAGGCTAATGATAGATGGACTAGGGTTACCAGTAGTAGTAGTGCATATTCTCTTCCCTCACCAGCTACTGATTCTATTACTATCCGTATGGGAGGAACTGATTATATTGTAGTTGCTCATACTGGAGGCTACAGTTATTTCTCTTCAGCTACTACAGTAGCTGATAAGACTACAGATGCAACATTCCTTACCTACTGGGATGATAGATTGTGGGGTATAGATGCAAGTGGGCAACTCTGGTACATACTGACTATTGATGGCACTCCAGTAAATGATGCCAAGTTACCAGTACAGGATAGCTATGTTAATGATCTATTTGTAGGAAGAGATGCTACAGGAGAACAGATCATATATGCAGCTACCAAGACAGGACTCTATGCACATGATGCAGCAAATGCCAGATGGGTAGAGACACAGTTCCAGTTGCCTTATCACAACTTCAACGGTACTGGATCAGCACGATGGCGTGACAGTATATATACCCCATCAGGTCTGGGTATATATAAGTATGTTAATGGAAATAACAATGCTGTTATCAGTGTTATGGGACCAGATCGTGATGATGGTGTACCTGCTGTATACAGGGGTACAGTTAAGAAACTCGTTGGTACTCATACAGAACTAATAGCAGCGATAGATGCCACAACAGCACCGGGAGCACAGGCATCTACGGATATACCATGGCAGTATGGAGCAACGGCAGGTACGGTTGCTCATTCTTCTTCTGTTATTGCACCCAGTAGTGGGCAGTCTTCTATAGTAGGGTGGAATGAGGCAGGTTGGGAAACCAAGTGGACAGCACCATCTTCAAATGCTGGCAAACCACTTGATGTAATGCTTATATCCAATTCAGGTAAAGGTGATTATAGGTTGTGGTGGGGATATGATGGCAAGATATATCACCAGCTAATACCATTTGATGTAACTAATCCATCACAGCTTTCTGCTGTAGATGGTACTGATTACGCATATGAAACCACTGGATTTCATGAGACTCCATGGTTTGATGCTCAACAAACTGAAGTAGAAAAGCTGGCATTGAAGTTAAAGATAGAACTTGATAACGCATCCAGTACTGAGACAGTAGTAGTACAGTATGCTCTTAACTACTCAGATAGTTATACATCTATGGGTACTATTACCAGTGATGGAGTAACTACATATACATTTGGATCAGGTGTCGGTACTACATTTAGGTCTATTAAGTTTAAGCTGACACTCTCCAGAGAATCAGGATCAACAATAGCAATCATGAAGAAGTCTCCTGATGTTGTGTCTTTAGCATTAGAGTACAGAAAAAAACTAGAGGCTAAGTGGGGACATACTGTTGAGGTAGATATCAACAGTGACTATAAAGGTAAAAGTCCTAAGGATTTAAGAGGATCACTAGTAACTGCTATAGAGTCTAATACTCTGGTTGAGTTTACATTTAGAGATGATAGTGGTGGTGATCGTAACTATTATGTGGATGTTACTTCTGCTTCTGGCATTGAATATACTGGATATGACGAGAGGGGAACTTCTCGCATCACACTGGTGGAACCATGATATTCGATGCAGGGACCACTACCGTATCTACGGCAGGAACAGAGGTACAGATATCTAATACCACTAACAAGGTTAGATGGATAAAGGTTAAGGCTCTCGCTGCTAACTCAGGTAAGGTTTATCTGGGAGTCAGTGACGTATCAGCAACCAATGGTTATGAACTATCAGCAGGTAATGAACTGGAAGTTAGCTTTGCTGAACTTGGCGGTACTGTAATCTTATCAACTTTCTACGTAGACGCTGCCACGGATGGCGATAAGCTAGCGTGGTCCGTGGTACTGGATGGTTAGGTGTACACCAAATGACTACTCAGAGTACAGCAACTCCAACTTGGTGGGCAGGAACTGAAGGTGAGTGGATGTTCTTTGCTGCATTACTGGAGTTAGGGTTACAACCTAATCAAGATTTCACATACAATCCAGAAGGCAGATATGATCTGGATGCTACCTTTATATTTGCAGACCCACCTAACCTAGCAGTCAATATACATCAAGACAGTTATAATGGTGCTCTAGGAAGTGATGTAAGATCACAGGAAATATTTATGAGAGAGGCATTGGCAGGTCAGGGAATCACTTTAATATTTGTGGATGAAGATCAGTTACGACAGGATGCTGTTGGCATAGCCAGACAGGCATTAGAGTTCAGAGATCGATCTCGTCTAGGAGGAAGATAGATGGCAATTCCAACAATTAACTTTAAGGGATTTCTTTATGACGATGCAGGAGATGGTGTCTCTGGTGCAAGAATTGATCTATTTGCTAAAAACGCTACCACTACATCTCTTGCAAATGATACTACTGATTCAGATGGTGCATGGGATATCAACTACACCACTGCTGGTACTGCAGGATTAGACATACAAATAAAAAGTGGTGATTCCTATAGAAGAATTAAATATGATGACAAGATTCATCTTGCTGAATTAGATACTGCCCTTCTAAATATAAGAGCCATTGAGTCTGATGATGCTGACATGTTCTTTTATGCTGATGAAGGAGAGGATGCTGGGGATAGGTGGAGGATACGAGTAGCTAATGCTGGTGTAATGACATTTGGTAACGACATTCAATCTCAGGCATCTTATGTAGCCCATGTAACTATTACCCCTAACGCAACAGTAGCTAACTCTACATTTGCTATAGCCGGGAACGTCACGGTAGGTAATGCACTTACTGTTACTGGCACTACAACATTAAACGGCAATCTAGTTCTTGGTGACGCTGCTGCGGATACCTTAACAGTTGGAGCAACCTTACAGGGTGCAAGCCCTTTAACTTTTGAGGGTGGTACGGCTGATGGTTACGAAACAACCTTTGCTATTACAGACCCTACAGCAGACAGGACAATTACATTCCCTAATCTTTCAGGGACAGTACAGCTTAGTGCTAACCCTATAACTGGTACGACTATAGATGCCAGTACGGACTTCACTATAGGAAACACGGTAATAACTGATGGAGTTGTTACTGATTCTACTGGACTACAACTGGCAGCTAACTTAGACATTAATGGTACTGCTGATATATCTGGTGCTGTAACGCTAGGTACAGTTGCAGCAGCCGGTGCAGATACAGATAAGTTCTTGGTACTGGATGGTTCAGGTAACGTAGATTACAGAACAGGTACACAGGTAGCTTCTGATATAGGTGCTGTAACAGGTGCAACTGCATTAGATGATATAGCTACAGGTGATGCTGCAGCCAGTCTTGTTACAACTGTCGGCAATATAACTATTGATGCACAGGCTACCGATGCAGATGTAATCATAAAGGTTGATGATAATGGTTCAGCAGTTACGGCTGTAACATTCGATGGTAGTGATGAAGGTAATGCACTTTTTGTTAATGATATAAAACTTATTTCTGATTCTGCTGTTTTAAGTCTTGGGGATGGTAACGACTTTACGATTACTCATGACGGTACAACTGGAGCAACTCTTGCTGGTAACCCCATTACCATTACATCAGGAGGAGCAGCTACTTGGTCATCATCGGCTGGTGCTTTAACCCTTACATCAGCAGCAGCAACTACATGGTCTACTGCAGCAGGTGTACTCACGATAGATGGTGATGATGGTATAGTTCTTAATACTGGTGGGTCGGGGAACGTACAGGTTAATGAGAATCTTGTCGTAGGTGTAGATGATACTGGATATGATGTTACATTCTTTGGTGCATCCGCTGGTTCGTACATGCTGTGGGATGAAGATGCAAATCTACTAGATATACGAGGAGCAACTGCAGCAGGGCCGGGTCATTTAAAACTTACTACAGGTGAATTGACTGTTGTTGATGCGGATATATTAGGAAGAATAGATTTTCAAGCTCCTTTAGAATCTGATGGTAGTGATGCTGTTTTAGTTGGGGCTTCAATCTGGGCTGAAGCTGATGATACTTTTAGTGGCACAGTTAATAATACCGATATTGTATTTGCGACAGGCAAAACAGCAACCGCTGCCGAAAGATTTAGGTTTACAGCCGATAATGAAATAGGTATAGCAGGTGCTAACTATGGTACTGACGGTCAGGTATTAACATCAGGTGGAGCAGGTGCTGCTGTTACATGGGGAGATGTAGGTGGATTAGATTACGCATTAGTTTTGGCATTATCAGGTAGTAGTGTTTACGGACATCCATAAACAATAAGATAAGGGGTTTCAATATGGCAAAGGGAGATGTTTTTACTGTTGATACAGGAGGATTAGCTAGTGCAACGGCTGCTGTTCAACCCGGTAGTGGAGTTGAGTGGTGTATAACTTCAATGATGACAAATGGTACTACTGAGTCTCAGTATGTACAAATAAATTCTGCGAGTGCGTGGAGAGATGTAACTAATTGGGCTGGCGCACCCGGCGGTGGGAGTAATGAATACACTATGAGAAAACGTCCTCCAGAATGTAAAATCTTTATTACTAATTCGGAATACATTCAAATTTCCAGTGAATTTAGTACTTTATACTGTGTAGTATCAGGAATACAGACCAAGTAAGAGGATCAAATGCCTTCAACTAATACAGACCCTACTATAGAAGAAATAAAAAATATTGAGATAGCGTTTAATGCTCTTATTGATACAGAATATGAGACAGCAGATGCCCGATATCCTGATATAGATTTAGATGAAATAGATATTACTGATGGTGCTAACTTTTTAGGAAGAGTGCATGAGACTACAGGCGAACCTATGTTTCAAGTTAGAAATAATAGCCTAATGCCAGCAGAAATTCCTAGAGATATGCTCAATGCTTTGCGTAAGGTTAGCTGTAAGATAAATACATTAGATGCAGAAATCCATCATAATTGTCGTTGGAAAATAGATTCTCAAAAAGTTGTTTCAGCTTTATCTTGGACTATCCAGAATTTAGAGGACAGTATCGGTAGAGATGGTGAGACAACTATACCGGGAATAGCTACTTTACTGAAAGCCGGTAGGGTACATATCATTACAGAAGATGATGGAACGAAAAGACTTTCTATTATAGAAGAATAAATAGAGGGTATTGTATATGAAATATATACCTAGTATTAAACTGCCAACGGTTAAGATTAAACTCAACTTTAATTTTCTCCCAGTAGTGGTGAAGTATTTACTGGGTATACTGACCGTACTGCTTGTACTCACTGGTTCGCTTGGGTTGCTTATTAGCTATATCAATCCCATGAAATGGATCAGTCCCTTCCTTCCCATGCGACTGGAGAATATTCTCTGGACTGGATCATGGGTGTATATAACTGAAGACTTTGTAGTAGATATCCTGTACTTCTTACAAGTTAATCTCATATGGACAGTATCCATATCCATATCCCTCATCCTTCTAGGATTCCTCATACACCTACGAGACTTCAAGGTATGGTGGAAGAACATAAGAGCAGCACCGATGGGTATAGTACGCTCTCCTATCAGGGCGTACAGAAGGATATGTAAGTGGCGAGACTGGTTGCTTGCCAAGATTGAATACCTCAATAACGAATCCCAACGATGGAAGACAGCATTTAATATTTGTAAGGCTCCGTATTCTTTTCTACGTATGATGGGGTTCTCTCCCCAGATGGCGATTGGACTCCTTGCTCTAGGCGGTACTGCTGGAGGTGGAGTCGTAGTCAATGAAACTCTGTTAGCAGAGAAGAGTTTTAAGAATGGTGACGCAGGACATTATGAAGCACCGCTAGACCTACCCTACTTCACTGACGATAAACAGAACACTTTACGTATTGACCTAGGTAGCGTACCAGTTAGAGAGATTACTATCGAGAACGTCAGCGTAGGTACTGCATTTACTGGAAGCGCACTACCCTCTGGAGAACAGAACGTAGTACAAATTAGTGGCAACACTATCAGCGGTGGCACTAACACAAGGCTTGAGGTAGGCACGTTAATCTTTGAGAAGAGTAGGTGTAAGAAGCTAACACTCACAGACATACAAGCCCACACTTTGATAGTCGTGGGCAATGCCAGTGATGGTCAATCAATATCACCATCTCCCGGCACCTCTAGGATGAGAGCAATCGGTGGAGGACACCATCAGGCAGAAGAGATGGTCACAT